TATGACGCCAGTGCGTTGTGTTCCCGCCTGGTAGACCTGTGTTCTGATCGGCGGGTCTTGGCCGGGCGCCACCCATCACACCAACTCGCATCACTACACCGCCGACGGCTTTGCCAGCCCGGCGTGAATTTTGTACCGCTATATTTTTTTGAATCATTGACGCTGTGGCAGGGTCATCGATCGCGCTGGCGTTTGTCCTGGCTGCGTCACGGATGACATTGGCACCTTTACGAACTGCAGCGGTCAAACCTTTCTTTTGCAGATTGACTGGCAGGCGGTCAAAACTGCGCATCAGCTTGTCCAGGCCTTCGATGTTATACATGCCTGCCTCAGCTGCCATCAGATGCGCCAGCACTCACGGCCAGCGTCAAGTACTCCAGCCCAGACTTGGGATCCGGGAGCACACCTTCAATTCTGTATATTTGCGATCGATACACGACGCGCATCTGTGCGGTAATGTCAGAACGGTGTCTGATTACAATTCGCGCTGTCACTTCAGACTGTACGGCCTTGGCGGCGATCATGTCGCGCACGCTGAGCGGCTGAATGTCGGCCATCACGTCAGCCACTTTGGTCCAGCCTGGCACCATCTCACCCGTGTTTGCATCCTGCGCCAGCGCTGGCTGATCTATCCGGATCTGGTGACGCAGCTTGCCATTGCGCATTAACCAATCCACCCTTTACGGCTGATGTTAAGCAGCGCTTCAACACCCATCGGTAATTCACTGGTTATCGATCCAACCACAACCGCTTCCCTGTTCTCAAACCAGTGACAGCACAGCAGCCGGATCGCTTGTTTAATATTCTCAGGAATGTAATCCGGGCTGACACCAAAGCCAGCAACAAACGTCACCATGATGGCATCAGGGCGATCGTACACAGACGGCCACGTGATCCCGGTCTTAGGTCTGATAAACGCGTTATCTTCGTCACCGAAAAGATCAAAGTCTTCAGTGTCGAGTTCCTGCAGTGTTTCGGTTGAATCGTAGTACTCGATGGACGTGATTGAGACCACCGGGGTCAGTGGCAACACAATGCGATCATAACGATCGTAATCAATCACCGACAGCTTCCATGTCTGGTTGATAAGCGGTTTGCCGACAATACCTTCTGGCCCGCTGACCAATGCGGTCGCGGCCTGTATCAGTGTTTCAATCTTGCGATCGTGAACAATTTCATCTGACGCAATACCAAGGTCAGCTTTAACATCCTGCGCAAACACTGGCAGATCCTTCGGACCTTGAACCATTTTTAATGTCTGACGCAATTGACGCATGCTGTTATTCCTTTACGGCTTTTTCAGTGGCGCCGGCTTTTGTTGCGGTGGTCTTTGGTGATTTGTTTGTGGCTGTTTCAGTTTGCTTTGCATCGATGGCAACTTCAGCCTGACCAGCTTCGATCATGCGTGCACCTTCGTTTTCGCCAACCTCAACGATATCGCCAATGTTCTGAACGAATCCGCTACCGCCTCGCCCAATTAACAGTTTGACTTTCATGCTTGTCTCCAGTGGTTTGAGTCAGTGCCGCCCCGAAGGGCGGCGCCGAACTGCATTAGATCAAGCTGACGGTTAGCCCGGCGCTGCTTGAACAAGGTGCTTGATGGCAGCGGTGTTTAACAGCTCACTGTCGAAGCGCTTGAAGCCCACCATGCCGACCTGGAACTTCTCAGCGTAACGCTCACGCAGAGTCAGCACCTGGAAGCCAATCACCTTACGAACGATGAATCGGCTGAAGTCACCGAAGATTACCGGCTTGGCATTACCAGCGATGCTGGCCATTGCCTGGTTGACGCTGTACGGCTTGCCCAGGAACTGATCAGGCTCACCGCCGCGCACGTCGCCCATCTGCTAGAGGTATTTGTTCTGGCCGTCTTTCAGCTT